TTTTTTTTTTCAAGCAGAAGACGGCATACGAGATCTAGTACGGTCTCGTGGGCTCGGAGATGTGTATAAGAGACAGGATTGTGCCAGCGTCGAAGGTGCCGACGATGACGTAGTTCAGACGCAGGAAACGCAGCGCACCCTTCGGAACCATCGGAAGGGCGAACTCGTAGCCCGCCAACAGAGCCGCAGCCGCGATTGCAGCCGTGGTGTAGAGCACCACCGGCGAGGTGAAAGCCGCGTCGGTGGCCGTCTGCAGCGCCACAGCCACGGACGTACCGGTGGCGAGATCGGCAGTGATCTGAGCCAGCACGCGCAGCGGCTCGCCGGGGCCAACATCCTTGGCGGCTCCGGTGTCGATCACGTTCTCGCTGACGGCGGTCGTGGTGAGCGCCTGATCGTCGCTGAAGAGGTTCTCCTTGTCCAGAATCATGTTTCCATTCCTCCTTGTTCAGTGCCCACCACTTAGGTGAGCGTGGCCTCGGTCAGCAGGATGGAATCGCAGCGCGACATGGGGATGCCGTCGAACGCGACCACCTTGCGGCCCGCGTAGTTCTCCAGCGTCAGATTGACGTTGGCCTTGTTGGTGATCTGCCGCCGCAGGAAGCTGCGGATGGTCTTGTTGACGTAGAAGTTCGCCCGGCCCATGTTCAGGCTGGGCGGAATTTCCACGCACTGCTGCAGGAGGTCAATCAGGTCCGCGCCCGCGCTGGCGTCACTGGTGAGCGCCGACACATCGATGTTCGCGATGCGGACGACGTAGCGCCAGTCGCGCAGGGACAGACCGGTCTTCCACTGGTAGTGCGAGCGGTAGCCCTGGTACTTGCCGCCAGCGGCGTCCTCGAGGGTGACCTCGCCCAGATCCTTCATCTGCAGACCGGCCTTGCTGGCCTTCGGGTAAATGCCGTGGCAGGTGTTTGGACCCCAGATGACCAGCCAGATCGACGTGTTGTCCGACCCGGTGCCGCCACCGTTGAGGATGTTCTCACTGTTCTCGGCACCGGCCAACTCGTTGTAGCGGTAGGCCAGACCCAGGAACTCCTCGGGATCGGTGTCGGTGTTACCGTAGAAGAGCGTGTCGCTCATCTCCTGGCTCATCGCCTCGATGAACGCACGGTCCTCGCTCAGCCGGAACTGCGCGGTGTTGCCGTTGAGATCCGCGAGATCCTTGTCGACCTCGGCGTATGCCTCCAGCATTCCGCAGGCGTCCGTGACCTGCACGGTGCGACTCTTGGACTGCGGCACACCGTAGTTCAGCATGCGCCATGCCACGCTGGGCAGACCGGCGCGCACCGTGGTGCGGTGACCCGTGGGGAGGTTACCCTCGATCCACGTCATCGAGTCCAACACCTCGTTGGTCTCGTTCAGCAGCTCGACAATCTTGTCGATCTTGCCGTCAGGATCGAGGCGCTTGGCCACGTCCTGAATGGTGGGGTTACCGGTTCCGATGGTTGCCATTGCTTGCTCTCCTTCTCCTCCGGTTTACTTTCCGTCGTAGAGGACGGTGGCCGCATCCTTCTCGGAGGGTGCGGGTTTCCCGTCCACAGTTCGATCCTCACCCAGCGCCTTGTCGAGCTTCCCGAGAAAACGCAAGAGGTGCGGGTTGCTGCCCAGGCCGGACTTCTCGATCAACTCGTGAAGCTCAGTGGACCCGTGTTCCTTGATCACCCGGCGTCCCCGGTCCAGAGTCTCTTCGAGCTTGTCACCGCCCCACTCCTCATCCGCCTTGATCTCTTTCTCCCAGGCATCGAGAGTTTCGGTGCGGTTATCCTCTTGGGCTTTCTGCTCGCCCTCCAGCAGTTTCACTCCGAAGTCAACAAACTTCTGAGCGTTCTCCTGCGTGAGGTCCATCCCCCGCGCAGCTCCCTCGAACTCCTTCAGGAGTTCAGCCTCTAGTTCGACAGAGTCGGGCACCTTGAAGCCTTCGTACTTCTCAGGTGCCTTCACCTCCGGTGGCTTCGGATCGCCATCCTTCGGTAGTGTTGGATCACCATCGTCGGGCGGCTTCGGATCCCCGTCCTTCGGTGGCTGTGGATCCCCGTCCTTAGGTGCAGGGTCGTTGTTAAGCTTGCCTGCATCAGGGTCAGGATCTGGCATTTTCCTTCTCCTCATCCTTCGAGTCAGTGCGAAGTATCAACTTCACAATTTCTTCAGGCGCTGCCTCGCTTACGTCAGCCAGGATCCCCAGCGCCAAGTTGCGTGCTCCCTCATTGAAGAACGTCTTCGAGTTGCCCGTGAACGTGGTGGTGAAGACCATCCCACGCTCGAGCAGCTTACGGAAGTAGCGCAGACCCGCAGGCGTCTTGACGAGGTACTTGATGTCCTCAAGTTCCTGCTTCCGCACACGGGCCGCAGCCTTCTCTTTCTCTGCAACCTGCACGGGGTCTGATGCGTTATGGGGCACCGGTAATTCCTCCCAGGACTGCGTCCAACGCGGAGTCCTTGTTGAGCGGAGTCTCGCTCATGGTCTTCGCGCCCTCCGCCGCAACGAGCGCCTGCTGCTGCTGTGCCTGCTGCTGCTGCATCTCTTCCCGGGCAACGCGGATCTCCTCCACGTCGTCGTCGCTGCGCACGATCCCGGTGGGTGTGCCCATCATCTCAGCGTACTCATCCACGGCCTGATCAGCGTCGAGCTTGTCGAGCACGTCGGGCACTGCGCCCGCGAGGTTCCCGACGAAGCTCACCAACTGCTCGACCGCTGCGGTGCCGCTCATCCTCTGCGCCTGGGCGAGCACGGAGATGTACTCGACCTTGTAGTCCATCCCCTGGATCTCGGGAGGCGCTGGCGGGATGAGACCCATGTTGTTCATGATCGAGAAGGTGCGGTCGATCAGCGGATCGAGCAGTTCGTTCTGCAGACGCTCGAGCGCAGGACCGAGCTGCTGCAACCTCTCGGCCATCCTCTCCGTGACTTCCGTCGCGGTCATGTTCTTGTCTTCCCGTGTGACTGCCAGGAAGAGATCCACGAAGAAGTGCTCATCGATCCGCCGCTCGATGCGGTCAAGCTCGAAGGCCATGGCCTGGAGATCGGGCCGGATCTGCAGCGTGGGCGTGAAGCCCTGCTGTCCCTGCTGCACGTCGATGTAGTTCACGCCACCGGGCAACAGGTTCCCCCCGGTGCGCTTCATGGAGGTGGGCGCGTTCATGGGCGGGTTGACTACCTTGTCCAGCGCCATGAGCTTGTCGGCTTCCATCTTCTGGAGCTGCTTCACGTCCGCGAGAGTCTCGATGCCGGGGCAGTCTCCGTAGGTCTCGGTGCCCACCACGTCCCAGCGCGGAGCCACGAACGGACGCGACACGTAACCGCTCTCCCGCAGGATGGCGTAGTCGCCCTCGGCCACTTCCTTCTCGAGGTAGTAGATGCTGGCGTACTGGAAGTTCTGCGGTCCACCAATGACTTCGTTCCTCTGCTCACGCGGATAGATCGCGTGGTGGACGATGTACTTCGAGAGTGGGTTCGCTACCATCGCTGCCTTCATCTGCGGGCTGAAGGCGCTGTCCTCGAACTCCTGCTGAAGCTGAGCGACGGACATCCAGAACATACGGTACAGCGCGACGGGACGGTACTGCGCGTCCATTGTGATGTACGCCTCACCGATGGTGGTGGGACGACAGCGGATGACGGACTCCCAGTCCTCCTCGATGAGCATGGCGTTGAAGCCGAAGACGCCCAGCTCGCGATACAGGTTGTGGACCGCAGCGTAGAAGTTGCTGCGCTGGAAGATGGTCTGCATCGCCCGCTGCACCGCCTCGAGCCACGCTTTCACCGGCTGGTACTCGATCAGATCCGTATCAGGTAGCGACAGGCGGAACCACGGACGGGTGGGCGGCGTCATCCCAGTGAGCATCCCCGCAGCCATCACCCGACGAGCGCGAAGGATCTTCGTGTTGATGATCTTCCCGTCCTTCTTCTCGCCCTTCCCGATCTCCTCCTGCTCATTCGTGAGGAAGGCGCTGCGCCTGGGCAGGATGTACTCCGCGCATTCCTTCCAATGAGCGCGCCACGTGTCGTTGTCTTCGTAGAGACCTTTCCAGATCCTGCGAAGCTCCTTGGTGTTCTTCAGCGTAGCCATCGCTCATCACCCCAGCAGTGTCTTGCGTGCAGCGAGGTTCGCGCCCCCACCCACGAGACCCAGCGGCCCGGTGAGCAGCGTGGTGCGGACCCCGCCCCGCGA